TATTATCAATATTATTATTACTAATATTATTATCATCTTGAATTACTTCACCTAAATTGTGTTTTATTGATTTTAGTTCTTTAATGATTTTTTTTTGTTCGTGTCTTGCGTCTTTTACATTTTGTTTACTTAATTTACCAGAAACTGACAAATCTCGCACATAATTATGTAATATTTCTAAAGCCTGTATTTGTTGTTGTTTTTGTTTCATTATATAATTAGAATAATTAGAATAATCATTTTTGATTTCTTCTAAGAAACGATTTTGCTTTGATATTTTTTTATATTTAATTTGTTTGTCTAATAACATTTTTCTTTTAAAATCAATTAGTTGTTGTAATTGAATAAAATGTTTATCATTGGTTGCTAAATCCATTTGAATCGGCAACATTATTTCCATTCTTATTTTAAACAATTATTTTATTATTTAAAAATGTATTTATTATTTAAAAATGAATTTAAAATCTTCCCTATATATTATTTAGGATGTCTACAAAAGTTATTGAACCTTTACTTGTCGCTGACGATAATAGATTTGTTATGTTTCCGATAAAGCATAATGACATATGGGAAATGTATAAAAAGCAAGTAGACTGTTTTTGGAGAGCAGAAGAAATTGATTTAACTAAAGATTTGAAAGATTGGGACATCTTATCTCAAGACGAAAAACATTTCATATCAATGATTTTAGCTTTTTTTGCTGCGAGCGATGGAATTGTTTTGGAAAACTTAGCTATACGTTTTATGAATGATGTACAAGTTTCTGAGGCAAGAGCATTTTATGGTTTTCAAATTGCTATGGAAAATATCCACAACGAAACGTACAGTCTTCTTATTGAAACTTATATTAAAAATTCAGAAGAAAAACATCGCCTCTTTAATGCTATTGAACACTTTCCTTCAATTAAAAAAAAATCAGATTGGGCTCAAAAATGGATTCATGATAATAGAAGCAGTTTTGCCACCAGATTAATCGCATTTGCGTGCGTTGAAGGAATTTTCTTTAGTGGTGCGTTTTGTAGCATATTTTGGATTAAGAAACGTGGATTATTACCTGGATTAACATTTTCTAATGAGCTCATTTCTCGAGATGAAGCCCTTCACTGCGAGTTTGCTGTGCTTTTGTATAGTAAATTATTAAAAAAAATGAACAAAACAAGAGTTCACGAAATCATCAAAGAAGCAGTTGAAATAGAGATTGAATTTATTTGTGAGGCATTACCTTGCCGGCTAATTGGAATGAACTCACAAATGATGACACAATATATTCAATTTGTTGCTGACAGATTATGCGTTCAATTAGGTTACGACAAAATTTATAATGTTACCAACTCTTGTGATTTTATGGAGCTTATTAGTCTTGAGAGTAAAGGTAACATGTTCGAGAGAAAAATTGGTGAATATGGTTTAGCAAATAAAACACAAAATGACGACACATTTAGCTTGTCTGAAGATTTTTAAACATAAATAAAATTAGACCACAATTATTTTTATAAGACATTATAAGATAATTTAGGATTACTATTTAAAAACAATTTAATTATAGTATTATATATAAATGCCTAAAAATCAAACTGATTACTCAAATACAATTATTTATAAACTTTGTTGTAAAAATACTTTAATTGATGATATTTATATTGGTCATACAACACATTTTATAAATAGAAAAAATCAACATAAAACATCTTGTCATAATATAAATGATAAAAAATACAATCAGTATGTTTATAAATTTATAAGAGAAAATGGTGGATGGAATAACTGGTCTATGATACAAATACAAGAACATAATTGTAAGAATAAAAGAGAAGCTGAAGCTACAGAACATTTTTGGATTGAAAATTTGGGAGCAAAATTAAATTCTAATAAACCATATGCTATGTGTAAAGAAGAACCACAATTATATAAGCAATGTTGGTACGAAGAAAAAAAAGATTATATATTACAAAAAGCTAAAGATAATTATGAAGAAAATAAAGAAGAAAAAAACGAATATCAAAAACAATATGCTCAGGAAAATAAAGAACAAATATCTCAAACCCAAAAAGAATATAGAGAAAAAAATAAGGAAAAATTGACAGAACAAAAGAAAGAATATAGAGAAGCTCATAAGGAAGAAGCAGCAAAAGCAAATAAAGAATGGCGTGAAAAGAATAAGGATAAAATTAAGGCAACTAATTCAGAAATTATTAATTGTGAATGTGGTAACCAATATTCATTTGCTAATAGACATAGACATCTACAGTCAAAAAAACATACAGATTATCAAAATAAACTATGTGGAATTATTAAAGAACAAGACACAGTTATTGAATATAAAATTTCAGAAGAAGAAAAACAAAATATTATAAAACAAAAACAAAAAGAATATAGAGAGAAAAATTCCGAAAAAATTAAAGAACAAAAACAAAAATATAATGATACTCATAAGGAAATAAATTCACAAGCAAGTAAAAAATATTATGAAGAACATAAAAATGAAATTATCGAACAAACTAAAAAATATGCGGAAGAAAATAAAGATAAAATAAAGAAGTACAAAGATGACTGGTATCAAAAAAATAAAGAAAAAATATTAGAAAAACAAAATGAATTATTTATATGTGAATGTGGTTCAGAAATAAAATCAGCAAGCAAAATAGACCATAATAAAAGTATAAAACATAAAAAATATATTGAAGATAATAAACAAATTATATGAATTTAAATATAAATAAATTACTATATTTATATTTAATGATTACGTGTAACTTAATTGGAGGATTAGGAAATCAATTGTTTCAAATATTTACAACAATTTCTTATGCTATAAAAGTGAAGGAGAGGTTTGTTTTTTTAAAAACTGAAAGCACTGGTGGTGGTTTAACAAAAATTAGAAATACTTATTGGGAAAATTTATTATATAGGTTAAAACCCTTTTTAACAGTTAATTTTCAAAATTATAAATTAATTAAAGAAAAAGAATTTACATTTAATGATATTATTTTAGAAATAAATGACAATAAAGTTAATAATGTTTGTTTATACGGTTATTTTCAAAGTCATAAATATTTTCAAAATTACTATGAAACAATTTATAAAATGCTTGATATTGATAATCAAAAAAAAAGACTTTCATCCCAATATGACAAATTTTATTTAGAAAATGCGGTTAGTATTCATTTTAGACTAGGAGACTATAAACTCTTGCCAAATGTTTATCCAATTCTGACATATGAGTATTATGAAAAAGCTCTTTCATATATAGAAAATCACAAATTAATTTTTTTACGAATTTTGTTTTTTTGTGAAGACGAAGATTTAGATGAGGTAAATATAATTATTGAAAAATTAAAAACCCGTTTTCATCATAACTCTTTTATTAGAGCGCCAAATACTTTGAAAGATTGGGAACAAATGTTGTTAATGAGTTGTTGTAATTATAATATAATAGCCAATAGTTCGTTTAGTTGGTGGGGAGCTTATTTAAATACAAATTATGATAAAATTGTTTGCTATCCAGAAACTTGGTTTGTAAATAATACAGATACTAGAGATTTATGTCCTTTAGAATGGATAAAAATATAAAATATAAAAAATATAAAAAATATTTAAATATATATATGAGAAGTTCAAGAGCAAAAAGTCAAAAAAATACTCTTGCGGTTACAAGTGGACCAGCAGAAGACCCAATATTACCATTTTCTGTTACAATTTCTAAAAATGAAGTTCCACGTGCCTATAATGGTATTCCTTTTGACCCACAAATATTTTATGGTGCTCAAGCAAATGGATTTTATGGTAATGTTCGTTTTAAGTTGTTTGGAGAAACACGCGTATTTTTTTTTCAAATACAACCAGGACAACAAAACATGTCTAATTACTATACAATTGCGGTGGTAGTTCCAGGAAAAAAAACTAAAATTAGTCAAGAAGAAAAGAAGCAAATAGATATTATTATGGATTTGTGTAATCAATTTGAATCAAAAAACTCTGAATTTGTTCAGCAGTATTCTAATGAAGCTGTAAAATTTGTTAATTTAGCTACTCAATATTTAGCTAATCAGCAGGGTTCAAATGCATGGGGGTCTGAAATTCCTTCTGGTACGCGTGTTTTAATGGCAATAGTATTTAATCAACTTGATATGGGACAATTAAGAGATTTTTATGACCCATCAGAATTTCCAGTAGGAAAAATTGATTTTAATCCTCCTTCGTCAAAGGGCGGTAAAAGAAGAAAAAGTAAAAAAAAAAGAAGTAGTAGTAGAAAAAGAAAAAGTATTAAAAGAAGAAAATAAAATACATTAAACAAATAAATTAAAGTTATTTTATTAATTATACTATTAATAAAATGATTGAACAAGAAATTATTATG